TCGTGATTAGCCTACCTCCACGAAGCGGGCACAGTAATGCTGGACGTCAGCATTCGGGACTATCAAGTCTGACAAGTCGAAATTTCCACGAGAAATTCGTTCTTCAGCCTCCAATTGAACAGGTACGGAAATACCATAGAGGGTGGAGAAGAGTTCACGGGTGTCTTCACTCGGTGCAAACTTGGGTACTGTCTTTATGTCCCTGGGAATCGTGTGGAACCCATCATCGACCCAGCGGGGCGTCACCCCACGAGTCTCGAATTCGACACGACGAGCCATAACGGACGTTATTGGGCACTGAGGTGCCTCGGCTAGGGCGCTGAGCGCTTTTGCACGCGCGAGCTCATCCTGGATGCGTTGGCCCGAGTTAATAAAAGAGAGAGTCCAGCCGAAAGTGCACATGAACTTCCTTGGGTCACGAATCTGCTCGAAAGAATCTGAGCAGAGGACACCACAGAAGGCTCCTTGGGCACGCCCCAGAGCGGGGTTACGGGTAGGATCAGCTTTAACCGGGATACAACGACAAGGATCATCAACTTCAACAACCTTGATTGTGAAGCCGAGCTCGGAGTACATGGCTGGTGTTAGCTCGATTGTCGTAGCGAACAAACCATCATCTCCTTCAACGAAACCTTCGAACGTTCCGCCTGCCTCATCGAGTAGGAATGCAGTGAGCATGTAATTCGTAAACCCATTGCCGAGGCTGGTACACATGTCCCCTGACATGCGGCGGGCCTTAAGTTTGCACCTAATACCCGTCCTTGTCTTGAGAACATTAAACCCCGTGAGAATACTGCATACAAACTCGACGTGTTCATCGTCGGAAAGGCAGTGGCGATAGAGCTCACACTCCACAGCATCCATTATAATGTCAGTAAAGTGGGACTCGTAGGCGGTATAATCCGTTAGGAAATACCTCCTCAAGGCCGCACGTAAACCGGCAAGCTCTCGTGGACGATCTGGTACAGGAGTGTGTTTGATGAACATTTTTAGTGAGAAGACTGCTTGTTCGACCGCTTTGAACCGCGGGCCGAGGAAGCATTTGACCTTGTCTGTCCGACTGTTTATCATGCGGGCGTGCTTATAGGACTCGTACGCCTCAGACTTGACAAACATGTTCACCTTTTGCGCTTCTTTCTTGGTGGGTCTCCCCCCTTTCAGGAGGTCGTAAGCGAGCCTGAGCTCGGCTTTACGTGCCTCAGAATAGGAGGTTGTTTCAAGCCATTCTTCAAATCCGAGGACGCGGACTTTCGGAACGAACTTGCGGACCCACTTCTGAACGAAGGCCTTCAGCTTGGCTATTTTCGCCAGGTTTGGCTCTGGAAGATCTCTGCATAGACGCTTTAGAAGGCCACACTGGACGGTGTGGGGATCATTAGAATCCACGCAGATGGGAGCGAACCCGGGCACTCTGCCATGGCCGGTGCAGCGGAACATTTTGCGCCTTGCGCGCCTAATGCCGGGACAACTGATCTTTATGTCCCCGTCGACTACTGCTTTTGAGACTGGTTGCGGAAGAGGCATTTCTGCAGCTCTGGCCCCATAAGCGTAGGTACGCCGCCCCGTCAGAGTACTAGAGGCTTGCCCACCGCCGGATGGCGGACAGGGTGGGCAACCCGAAAATACGACGAGTCGAGAGTTGAAATGGCCTTGGCAACCGTCGCGGTAGCGGCACGGTATGGCAAAGCCACCGTGTCTGGTGTTGGCAGACACGCTTGGCGAGTGATCTTTTGCTCCACATTCTTGCGCACGGCTGCAGCATCCTTACAAGAAAATTCGACCATGGCTGCGGAAAGCGCATGGGGAATGTAAGTAAGCTGTGCTGTTTCAACCTTCGTGAAAGGATTGAGCAGCCGCACGTCCCAGTTAAGAGCTAGGACCAGGCGTCGGAAGGCCCCAAGCATAGTTGGTTTTAGCTTCGCACCTCCGAGGATGGAGGTGATCAATGAAGTGCCGGTATCGAACCCGATCAACTTCATTCCCATCCCTATGGCGAATGCTGGTACCACTTGAACTGC